TTCTACACTCAATCGTTTAGAATAATCTTGAGACAGCAGAAAAGGAGATCTCAATGAAACAAAAATTTGAGCAAGCCTTCGATGTCATGAAAGAATTATATATGTTCATGCACGAAGACGACGAAGCTTTATATTTCAAACACATTGTTACTCGTGAATATATAAAGATTCAAAAATGAAGAGTGCCATTTTATATGAGGGGCCAAGTCTATTAGACGACAAGCCTATTGTAGTTGTTGCGGTTTACTCCAACCGCAACACTAAAACCGGACACGTTGTCCAGACGTATATTCTTTGCAAAGATATAAACCCAATGGAAGCCAGCAAGACCGGTGCAGATTTTTCTATCTGCGGATCTTGCATAATGCGTGGCGAAGTAACGACAGACCCCAAGCGCAAACTTGCCAAGGGCCGTCGCTGTTATGTCAAACTATTTCAAGGGCCGTTGATTGTTTGGAAGTCTTACAAGGCCGGACTATATCAACCCGGCAAGGCAACGGACATGGGCCGGGGCCGTTTTGTAAGGCTTGGAACATACGGAGATCCGGCAGCGGTTCCACAATATGTTTGGAACAATCTATTAAAAGAAGCTTTGACCTGGACAGCATACACACACCAGCCCGGCGAAATGTCCGAGATCTGTATGCAATCCGCGGACACTTACCAGGAAGCAAAAGAACATTGGGCCGCTGGCCGTCGTACTTTCCGAGTAATCAAAGATCTATTGGACCTGGACAAAGCAAACGAGATCCTTTGCCCGGCCTCCAAAGAAGCTGGACGCCGGGTCCAATGCACAGCTTGCAAGCTTTGCAAAGGATCCAGCAAAGCAAAATCAATAGCAATAGTGGAGCACTAAACATGAAAACACCGAAACCAATGTTCGAATGGACGGACCAAGAGATCATAGAATACTATGATCAAGATCCTAACATTACACTTCAAACATACTCGAGTATGCTAGGCTTGAGTGTCGAGGAACTAAAAGAAATACTTATGCAATGAACACTAAAGGGGAGGGCCTCGGCCCTCTTTTCTTTTGTCCAGGCTGTCGCTATCATGGGCCAAGGCGCAAGGCGCAGGGCGCAAGATCCCCTCAAGAACAGGGCGCAGGGCGCAGAACAAGGGCGCAAGGCCCTCGAACCGAGAACCAAGGGCGCAAGACAGGCCGCAGGACGACAGAGCGGCTCCCTGATCACCCCTAAATAAAATTAGGTCTCGCTCCTTGGCCCTCTTTACTAAGTAAAAACTGGCCCCTCCTCGAGCGTAGTAGGCCATATTCCAAGCGACTTGGTGTGGGGATATATTTACCTTGTTGCTTTTTGCTACTTTCAATTCCATCCAAAACGGCAACCCATCCCAGACCATATGAACATCAGGCACACCACCGCCATGTTTGTTCTCAATCCTAGTTGCAAAACATTTTTTAGGTAGGTTCTTCCTGATCGACTGCCAGAAGTTCGCCTCTGGTCCCTTGCTCATCTGTTACATCCTCCGCTGTACCATCAATCACAAAAGCTTGAGGGTATTGTTTTTGTAAGGAGGCTAGTCGAGCGGTGATCTCATCTCTAGACAGTTGGTCAATCGTGTTGATTGTTTCGCGTCTATCGATAGTCAATCCGCCAAGTGCAGATCTTATTTTCTCGGCATTGATAGCGGCAGAAAACTGCCCTGCGTCTTCGGCACCAAGCGACAGCTTATGCAATCGTTCGAGTTGACCAATGGTTGTGACACCATAGCGTCGTTCTCTTTCTTCTCTCAGTTCTTGGATATACTCAACAACATGTGGATAGTCTCGACCGTTCAGAAGAACCGAAGCTTGTTTGTTAGCAAGGTCAGGAGTATACCCTGCCTTCCTTGCACATTCAGTATTCGAATATATCCCTTCGACGATGTGTCTTGCAAAAGTTCTTTGTCGGTTGGTCAACTGTCGACCATGTTCTTTTTCAATAGATTTTGCTATGCTCGGCATACGCCCCTCATTTGTATGTCTACCACAACTTAATCCAAGAAATTATTTTTAGCAATTAGTTCTATATAGGGTTTTTCTTCCCAGAAACGTACTCACTGTACTCACATTGTACTCAGAACAGGGCAGTTTGAAACAAGTATACTTGACTTGAGTACGTTTGAGTACGCTGAGTACACTAAATTTGAATGAAAAAAAAAAAAAAACAAAAAATCTGGCTAGATGTGTCTATAGTGTACTTTCTGTCCTCAAAATAATTCTTGACTATCTATTTAATTGGTATAGATTGGGGGTATTCAACAAGTAATACAGAAGGGAAAATAAAGTGAAGATCACTACAACATTTAACAAAGACTTTATGTCCTTGCGTGATGTCAAGAACATGACAGATCTTTTAGAACAATTGATCGACTACCAAAGGAGCATGGGTCAAGATCCAACTCCCGAAGATGAGATGAACTTCTTTTGGAGATTTAAAAATCAAACATCATACATCCGCACATGGAGAGAAGAGAAAGAGGAGCAAGGATCATGAAAGTACTTATTGGTTGCGAGACATCTGGTACAGTACGCGATGCATTCTTGAGAATGGGACATGATGCGTGGTCCTGTGATATCTTACCATCGGATCGACCTACTAATCGTCACATTCAGGATGACATTCGAAACGTGATGAAGGATGACTGGGATCTGTTGGCTGTGATGCATCCACCATGCACGAGGTTGTGCAATTCTGGTGTGCGTTGGTTACACAAGGCTCCGCCCAATCGTACGTTGGATGAGATGTGGCAAGAACTCGAGGAGGGTGCCGCATTGTTTTCAGATGTATGGAACGTGGAGCACATACCGATGGTCGCGGTTGAAAATCCTGTGATGCATAAGCATGCGAAGGTTAGGATCAAGAACTATGAGCCGTTTGCTCAGAGCATACAGCCTTGGGAGTTTGCGGAGGCTGATGACAGCGACGACAATGTAAAGAAGCGCACATGTTTATGGTTGCGTAATTTACCCAAGTTGGTTCGGACTGGGAGTTTGGACGGATCGACGGCACGAGATGAGTGCCACAAGTTACCACCGAGCGCGGACCGTTGGAAGTTGCGTTCTAAATTTTATCAAGGCATCGCGGATGCGATGGCAACACAGTGGGGTGCATTAGCATGATACAAGAATACAAGATAGGAGCGAACCGTGGTCGCCCTCGCATTTGGTTGGAGGGCAAGCGGTTGACTGCGGCAGGTATTGGTCGCGGTGACAAGTTCACGACATACAAGGTTGATGGTGGTGTGAACATTGGAATTACTTTTGATGGCAGACGCAAGGTGTCTGGCAAGGGAGATCGTCCGATCATCGACATCGTTGGTTCGGACGTAAAGTACTGGGGTTTTGATATCGGAGACGATGTTGAGGTCACATACAACTACAAATGGATTTTTATCAGGAGGAAGGATGATGCCTAATCATTGTTATCAACAAGTCTATGTTGAGGGACCAAACTTTTTGGTGCGTGAGTTGTGGGATGGATTGACTGGGAACGGTTACAATCCGCAGAACAATGGATGCGCCAACAACCCACAGTTCTGTCAGTTGGTTGTGCCGATGCCGTTCGAGCAATGGATATCACCAAAGGTCAAGTGGCGTGGGTATGATGTCGAAGGTTGGTACGACTGGCGTTGTGAGAACTGGGGCACGAAGTGGGACGTTGTCGATGTTGAGATCGAGGAAGAGTTCACAAGGGAGAAGGGTGCGGATGAAATCTTTGATGCGAAGTCCAAGTCATGGTTTTCGTTCCGTTGTTGGACGGCATGGGGTGCACCTATTCCAGTGTGGGATAAGTTACAGAAGATGGGTGTCAAGGTTCGTGCTACCTATCAGGACGAGGGCGGCATGTTCGAGGGCGAATACATCAACGGACATAATCGTTCGTGGCAACCAGAGTTTGAGGAGGAGGAAGTCGATGCCTAGGGTTAGAGCGAAGGCTGATATGATTTCGTTTATGGAGTGGGAGGGCGATGTGCCCGACGACATTCCAGAGAATGAGATCTGGTATTGGATCAAGCAAAACATCGATGGTGGTGATTTTTATGAACCTGATCCATTGGATGGCGATTGGGTCTGGGGCACAGACGTAGAAATATTGGAGGAGGAAGATGATAGTTGACGTTCGAAGTCCTGTGTCGGGTTACATTATGATCAACGGCTACACTATTTATGTCGAGGTCAGTGAAGCGACGGACAACAAACCACACATACGTTACTGGGGAAAGAAGGAGGAAGAAGATGGGTAGAGTAAAAGCATGGGCCATGGACCGAGAAGAGAGGGCCGCTAATCGCGGCTCGGCTGATCGGTACTATGGTCGGGAGCCAGTGCCCCATATTTGGTTGGACAACCTGGGTAGGAACATTGTGATCGAGGAGGAGATGACTGTTGAGGAGGTCGATGCGTACTTCGAGGGATGGTGGAATGAGGAAGATCGGAAGGACTGGGGCTGATGGTTAAGTGGGATTTATCAAAGCTTGAAGATAAGAGGGAAGAAGAGTTAAACTTACTGTGTGATATAGTAGGGTCACTGGCAATCGATCAGTTCGACAATCAAGAGGAGTATCGGGCTGTGATAAATGAAATCTTTTATGAGTTTAGGAGAAGAGATGTTTAAAGAATTATGGGCGAGGATCAGGAAGAAACAGCAATCGGGCGCAAAGCTTACGCGCAAGGAACAGATCCTAGCAGAGTTAAGCCGAGACATTGGCACAGCGAAACAGATTGCGGACAGATCGGGCGTGAAGCTTACGATTGTACGCACGACGTTATCTCAACTGCGTAAGGCAGGGAAGATCAAGGACACTGGAAAGGATGCAGGAGACGAGAGCATCTGGGAAGTTGTCAAATAAAAACTTGACACGCATATTACTTGCGTGTCATAAACAAATTACTTTCAATTAGAAGCCAATAAAAGGAGAGAACCAATGGCGACAGTAAAATCAAAAAGCCCTGAAACGGTGCAAATACACACTATTAAACAAGGGTTATTAAAGCTAAGAATTATAGGTGATACGCCTATGTATTTTAATAGCATGGGATCTAAAGCTATGCGTGACTTACTTGTAGGAGCGCAACGTAAAACAGCGGCAGAAAAAAGAGAGATCAAACATAATCCCGAAAAAGAATTTAGGGAAACCATGTACAGACAAAGAGATGGTAAGACCATGCTCTATTTTCCTTCAACAGGAATTAAAAAAGGTTTAGCGACAGCGGCCTTGGAAACCGCAGGTATAACAAAAGCAAATGTTAATCGCCTGATCTATATTCCAGAAGCTAAGATAGACATATGGGGTAAACCTTATCTTAAAATGGATGTTGTTCGAGCCGCTGATATGAACAGGACACCAGACATACGCACCCGTGCGTACTTACCAAGGTGGTGTTCTGAGGTAACCATCAAGTACTGCACACCTACCTTTAACGCACAGGGAGTTATATCTTTGTTAGCCAACTCTGGCATGATCTGTGGTCTTGGAGACAACAGACAGGAAAAGGGTAACGGTTCGTTTGGTTCTTTCTCAGTTTACAGTGCTGAAGATATGGGAGAGGGACAAGGTCTTTGGGATGAGATCGTAGCAGAAGGACGCGAAGTTCAAGAATTGGCCTACGAACATCCTGAGTGTTACGATGATGAAACTCAAGAACTAATGGACTTCTTGAATGAAGAACGTATTCGAAGAGCCGCATAGGATATTTATTGAAGACATTTGGAGTGGGGCGGTGCGCCGCCCCTGTGCCACGGGTTAAGGTACGGCGGTTCAGTTTAGTTAAGTTTCGTTATGTTTTGTTGAGTTCGGTTGTGTTCAGGCGGTTGCGTTGAGTTTGGTCATGGTCTGTTTTGTTCTTGTTGAGTTCTGTTCAGGCGGTTGCGTCGGGTTCCGTTAGGGTGCGTTCTGTTGAGTTGAGTTGCGTTGAGTTTGGGCGGTTAAGTTATGTCCAGTTATGTCTTGATTGAGTTCTGTAGAGTTTTGGCGGTTATGTTGAGTTGCGTTCTGTATCGGTTTGTTGCGTTGAGTCGAGTTAAGGTAGGGCGGTTGAGTTATGTCAAGTTCGGTTCTGTTTAGTTGCGTTCGGTTAAGGTAGGGCGGTTTAGGTGTGTTGAGGTGTGTTGAGTTTGGTTGAGTTTCGTCACGTCTTGGCGGTTGAGTTAAGTTGGGATGGGTTGAGTTGGGTTCTGTTGAGCTTCGGCGGATCTGTTTAGTTGGGTTCAGCTTAGTTACGTTTGGTTCAGTTTAGTTATGTTAAGTTGGATTACGGCGGTTAAGTTTGGTCGTGTTCGGATGGGCTTTGATATGTCAAGTCACGGTAATTAATTTTAAATAGGAGGAAGATTTAATGAGTAAATTTAATAAGAAGACACGTCAGAAGATGGTTGATGACTATCTGAATGACACAGGTAGAAATACCTTCAAAGCGGATGAGTTTGTTTTGTGGTTGGAAACACAACCAGATCATCCCGCATACGATGCTTTTCATGGCAGAGATGATGAGTTGCTGTGGCAAGCAAAACTTAACCTGGCTAGACAATTAGCTTCTGGCCTACGCATTATAGTAAAAAGCGAAGTTATCGAATCAGAGATGCCTTCCATAAAAGTCACAGAATATCCTGCGTATATTTCACCAGTTGCCAATAGAAAACTGGGCGGAGGTTATGAAGCGTTTGATCCTGATAGTTCAAGATCACAGGAAGAATTGCGTAGACAAGCAGGGGTATACCTTGCAGGATGGTTGAATAGGTATAGGGGTTGTGCCGAGCACATAGGCGTAAACCTAAAACCTATTGAAGACATTGTTCGTTTATTGCGTGATAACAAGGTAGAGGAGGTTTCGTAATGACATTGTGGGTTCCGTATAGGGTTGTAAATGATCCAGACTTTGATCCAACTTTTCACAAGAGACTAGAAGATTTTATTTTAAGCAAACCGAGTTTAAAAAAATATCATGCTAGTATTAAAGAGCGACGTGATGCTGAAAAGGCAAAGGATGTTGCATGATTGAATACTTCACGGCACTTGTGATTGCGTACACTGTGCAGGGTCACGACATTGAAACGGCTGTATGGTTCGAGAGCGAGAAGCATTGCTCGAGGGCCATGCACAACAGGAGTGCAGATTTCATGTATGATTATCTGTACGACCTGTATGGCAATGACATTTCGATGGGGTGCTATCCGACGGACAAGGTATCGAAGTTAATCAAACCGAAGTTAAGACCCAGAAGGGAGGAGTGACATGGGAGACGAGCAGTTATCAAGATGGCAAGCCGCACAGCTACACTGGCTAAAAAGACAGGTGGATAATTTACGAGAGGAGGAATATAGGACAGATGCACGGCCTGGAATAAAACGAGAGTTGTGGGCCGCAAGGGAGGAACTTGATGATTACGTTAGGCAACTCAAAAAATCTGGTATATTAATTCACAACGGTGGTCGGTAATGAGACGTTGGACAGACTTGCAAAAAGAAATGAACGGGCACAAGCGCAAGCTTGCAAATAGAAAATACGAGGTGTCGTTAAAGACTGCACCATGGGAGAAGGAAGATGAAGAAGAACGTAGATCTGATCAGCGATTTGATAAGGAGGACGCAGACACAGATCGATGATATCCAGTGGGAGAACCAAGAAGATCCAAGGATCGAGGTTCTCTTACAAGAACTCAACTATTACAAGGAGCAAGAAGAAAATGGGATTATCTACGAGCCAAAATTTTGAGACCAAGAGAAGTTTCGAAACGCAAAAGATGTTGGTGTTGATAGAAGCAAAGACATATTCCGGTAGTGCATTTGGTGTAAACGAAGAAGGTGACGCTGTATTCTTTAACAAGCGGCTAGTGGCTCGGATTAATTTGCAGGAGGGCGACGAGGTCGAGGCTCATTGCATACCAAACTATTCAGACAAGCGAGACGATATACCTTGGCGGTGCATCAAATGTTTCGACGAGGAATAACTTGCAAATAGATTATTGCTGCTGTATAAGTTCGATACAAATAGACTACAACTGGAGGGGAACATGCCTCGTAAAAAGTTAAATGAAAAAGACAAGGTGCAGTTTCAGAACGTTGGTCTGCTCAAGGAGGACCATGATATGCTGCGGAAGTTAGCGGATCAGGAACAAAGATCCATGGCTCGACAACTTTCTGTGATTATTAGAAAAGCTGTTGCCGAACGGCAAGCTGCATGATAGAATAGTAGACACTGCTCGAGTAAGTCCACTGCCTGTGGCTTGCCTCGGATCAAGCAAGGCTAACTCAAAAATCTTTTTTTCCTTTGCCTTGCTGTCTCACTGGACCCTGACTGGTTAGGTCTCGCACTGCAACGTCAGGGTCAATTTTTTTCTTCCTAGATTTTTTATAGCCACGCACTTGGGCTGCGGTCATTCGAGACCAGCCTCGAGAGAAAGCTTTAGCTACATCCAGGTCAAGCCCGGTCAGTTCTGCGATCTCTTTTGCTGCTGTTTGTTCGGAGGCATAACCAACGCTACGCTCCTCGAGGATCTTGGTTATATCTTTGGGGTCAACTTCAGCCATTCTCTAGCCTCTTCACCTAATACTTTGGCACCTATGTCTATCTTTGATTGAAGGGACTTGACGATTCGTTCATCGATTGTGCCTTCAGATATCAAATCAACGTAGGTTACGTTATTCTTTTGACCAATCCTATGGGCACGATCCTCTGACTGTGCCCGTGTTTCGAGATTGAAGTCATTGGCATAGTATATCACGAGATCAGCTTCGGTCAAAGTCAGGCCGTATCCTGCGGTGGATGGATTGCCCACGAAAAACTTCAGGTGCTCACTGTTTTGAAAATCCTTAATAGCTCTTTGTCTTTCGTCATCAGATGTATCACCGTAGTAAGAAGCAGCACATCCTTGCCCGAAGGTATCGTTCAGCATCTTGGTGATCTGTCGGATGTCGTATCGAAAGCGTGACCAAATGATTGCTTTGCCGTCGTGCTCTTCAAGGATCTCTTTCAATGCATCCATACGTTTGGAATCAAAGTATATGGTGTCACCATCGTCAGTTTTTAGATGTCCCGATAGGATCTGTTGTAAACGTAGCATCTGCGTGATGACAGCGGGGGACGTGGACAGTTCGCCATTGTCCAACATAACGAGAGCGTGTTGCTTGATTGAGTTGTACATGTCTCGCTGTTGCTTTGTCAGTCCAACGTATCGTACTGTGTAGATCTTATCTGGTAGATCTAAACAGTCTTGTTTCAACACACGATAGGAAAACTGATCTATCTTTAACGTCAGTTCGTCGAGGTTTCGAAAGCCCACGATCTGTTGAAAAGCATGGCTGCCCATAGTTTTTCTTTGCATCACTGCATACCTACCTTGGAATGCATAGTAGGAGTCGTAACCCAGAAGACCTGGACGGAGGAACTCACACTGTGAATACAGATCCATCGGACTTTTTGTCACGGGAGAACCAGTCAGTAGTCTTTTGTACTTGAAGGCCGACGCTATCTTCATTAGTGCTTTGGTGCGTTTGGCTTTGTGGTTCTTGATCGTTGTTGATTCGTCGATAGCAATCAATCCATTCCGACCAAACGCACGACCCATCCATTCTCCTGCGGTTCTACCTTTGACCGAGGAAAAAGATTCGACGTTCATTACAAAGATTGTAAGACCATCGAACTCTTGACCGACGGATCTCATCTCTGCTTGTTGGGTTTTGTTTGGCGAAGCCACCCATCGGATTACTCGATGCGGTATGTCATCGGACATGTGCTCGGGTATTTCTTTGTCCACCCAGTTACGATACACACCCTTTGGTGCAATCACCAAAGCAAAGTTTATTTCTTTTTTCTGGTGCAGAATACCTAAGTTGTCGATCAGAACTTTTGATTTACCAGTACCCATCTCCATAAACAGTCCAAACTCTGGCCTCTGCCATCCACGCTCAAGAGCCGTGACCTGGTGGGCAAAAGGTTTTATTTTAAATTTGTAGTTGACAGTCATCATATATCTCCACTATTGTCCTCTATGTGGATAGCACGAGGCTACTACATAAATCAACCCTGAAGAGGAAAAACTTATGAACGATATATTTGAAGACCTATTCGACGAATCGACAGCACTGTCGTCAGTCGATACTGGAACCGGAAAACAATTAAGTCAACTGGTTCGAAGTCTCCGCAACGTCGAGCAACAAATCGAGGACGCAGAGAATCATATCAAGTCACTGAAACAAGAGAAGCATAGGCTCTCTGTTGAAAACATTCCTGCGCTAATGGATGAAATGGGGGTAGAGCGTATTGACGTAGACGGTCTCACCGTTGAGCGCAAGATGATTATCAGTGCATCGATCCCGAAGGATCGGAAAGACGAAGCCTTTTCGTGGCTGCGTGAGAACGGATTGGACGACATCATAAAGAACGATGTCACTTGTTCGTTCGGCAAGGGTCAAGATAACAGCGCAAAGAATGTGATCGCTATCTTACAGGACGCAGGATTTGATCCGGCAACCAAGACCCATGTACATCCGTCAACCCTCAAAGCCTTTGTGAAGGAAAGAGTAACGGATGGTAAACCTATTGACCTCGATATGTTCGGGGCATTCATTTCAAATGCAGCACAGTTAAGGAGGAAGTAAGATGGCTAACGCAGTTGCAAAGAAAAAAGAGACCGCAGTCTCAACAGATGTCATGGACGACATCCTGGAATTTGCGGGGGAAGGTGCAGCATATGACAGTTCGGAGATGCAGATTCCGTTCGTTCGTATTCTGCAAGCTATGTCACCACAGTTAAAGAAGCGTGAGGCTGAGTACATCGAAGGCTCAGAGCAAGGCGACATGTTCAACACTGTGACAAAGCAATACTGGACAGGCGAGGAGGGCGTAACAGTTGTTCCTTGTTTTCAGACCACCAAGTATCTTGAGTTCACACCGCGTGAGCAAGGTGGTGGTTTCCGTGGCGAGATCGCAGCAACCGATCCAGTTCTGACAAAGGCAGAACGACAGGGCGCAAAAGAAATTTTGCCAAACGGAAATGAGTTGGTCAAATCAGATCAACATTACTGTCTAATCGTGGACGAAGATGGTGCGTTCCAACCTGTGGTGGTGGACATGAAGTCTAGCCAGTTAAAAGTCAGTCGTCGTTGGAAGACACAGATTGCGATGCAAAAGGTTAAGCATCCAAAGACTGATCAGTTGGTCACGCCACCTTTGTTTGGCACACAGTGGAAGTTTACCACTGTCGAAGAGTCAAACGACCAAGGTACGTGGTTTAACTACGCTATCGAAAAGATCGGTTTGTTAGAGAACCGTGAACTACTGCTTGAGGCTAAGTCATTTCGTGACAGCGTAGCCGCAGGTGAAGTGAAAGCTGCCCCAGAAGATCATGGAGACTCCACCTCTAGTTCTTCTGATAGCGACGGAGAAGACATACCGTTTTAAGCAGCTTGGGAGAGTGAGGTTGTCCACTTGCTCTCCCTTTATTTCACAGGAGCAGTAAATGTCACAAGCGAAAAGACTGCTTGCTGCCTACACTGGTGCAGCAGCGGCACATGGAACGACTACCGTTGGTCGAGTAGGACGTGACGGTAAGGCTGAAGGTAAAAGCAGGATCGTTCGAGAACCGCTGACTGAGGAGATTGTGCAAGGGCACATCGACGGCAAGCAGGGTGTCGGGGCCATCCCGATCAACGAAGATAACATGTGTAAGTTCGGAGCCATCGATGTGGATGTCTACGATCTGAATCACAAAGAATTACAAGAAAAGATCCGCAAGTTGGATCTGCCCTTACTGCATTGCCGATCCAAATCGGGAGGTGCACATCTGTATGTGTTTCTCAAAGACTGGGAACCTGCTGCTGTTATCCGTGAGTATCTAACAGAGATGTCTATACTATTGGGGCACAGTGGGTGCGAGATCTTTCCAAAGCAGGATCAAATTATAGCCGAGCGCGGAGATGTTGGTAACTTTATTAACATGCCGTACTTCGATGCTGAGATACCTCAAAGGTTTTGCTACAACAAAAAGATTGAAGCAATGGAACTGGATGAGTTCCTGGATGCGGTGGACAAAAGGCGAGTAAACCTATCTGACTTGGAAGCTATACGAGCCACACAAGCTGTGAGAAATCATTTCGAAGACGGACCTCCTTGTTTGCGTCACATATTTGCAGACGGACCGCAGTCAGAACCAAGGAACAAGCTTCTCTTTATGATAGCAGCGTACTGCAAACAGAAGTTTCCTGACAGTTGGCAGAACTCTGTAGAAGAATACAATCGAACTTTGTTCTCTCCGCCACTGCAATCGCAGGAGGTGGCAACACTAATCAAACAGCATGAGAAGAAGGACTACGGCTACACATGTAAGGACGAACCGTTCAAGAGTTACTGCGACCCGGCTCTGTGTGTGTTGGCTAAGTTTGGTATAGGTCAAGATGCACCGGATGCACCACAAGTTGGTGGTCTAACGATCATGTTGTCGGAACCACGTTTGTACTTTATGGATGTGAACGGCACACGGATACAGCTTTCGACAGAGCAGTTGCAGAACCAAATGCTTTGGCAACGTGCCTGTATGGAGCAGTGTATGTTTATGCCTCCGACTACCAAGCCACAGAAGTGGCAGCAGATGGTCAACAGTTTGATGAGTCAGGCAACATACATAGATGTGCCCGAGGAACTAACCATAGCCGGACAGTTCAAGGATCTGCTCGAAGCATACTGCACAAGCAACATCCGAGCCATGGCACCAGAAGAAATACTGATGAACAAACCTTGGACAGATGCAGGAACAACTAAGTTTAAACTCGAGGGTTTACTTGAGTTTCTACACAACAGACGGTTCAACATTACAAGTCGGGGACAGATAACCCAGATGATACGAGACTTAGGGGGAGACTCAACAAAACAAAATATAAATAAGCGTGGGCCAAAGGGCGAGATAAGAACAACTGTTCGCTGTTGGTTTGTACCTGCGTTCGAAGAAGAAGAAGTAGAATTACCTGTGAAGGAGTACAGCAATGAAATCCCATTCTAATCGACTGCTGCGAGTGGGTGAGGTAGCCGACATGTTAGGCGTATCGAAATCCTACATATACAAACTATCGCAGACCGGAGACTTTCCAAAACCTATCGTCTTGGGGGACGAAACAAACAAGAGATCCTCGAGCCGTTGGGTTTTGACGGAGATCGAAGACTGGGTCAACACCAGACCAAGGGGCAAGGACTATGATACCCAAAGCTAAATTAATATTGGGGCCACCTGGCTGTGGTAAGACCTACCGTTTGATTGAAGAAATCCGTGGCGCATTGGACCGTGGCACGAGTCCTTCTCGTATTGGAGTTATATCTTTTACACGTAAGGCTATTGAAGAGATGGTAAGTCGTGCCTGTGCCGAGTTTCAGTTGGAGCCGAAAGACTTTCCGTTTATGAGAACAAGCCATTCGTTTGGATTCAGGGGCTTGGGGTTACAGGTAACAGACATCATGAACAAGGAGGACTACGACAACGTAGGACGTGATGTGGGCCTGACGTTCGAGGGTAAGATGTCAAACGTACTCGACGATGGTTTAGCTATGCCATCGATTGGTGGATCGGGAGCCGACTACCTACAGATGGTAGGTCGTGCACGTTTACGCATGGTAACTTTGGATCAAGAGTATAACGAAGCTGCTGATAGATCCCTTCACTACCCTAAGTTGGTGCAGTTGCACAATCAGATTGAGGAGTACAAACGAGCTACGAACAAGTTCGACTATGTGGACATGATCGACAAGTACATTCAGGTGGGTGAACCACCCAGTCTCGACTATTTGTTTGTTGACGAAGCACAAGACTTTACACCGATGCAGTGGGAGATGGTGTCGAAGATAGCTGACCATGCTGATCAGGTGTATATTGCAGGGGATGACGACCAAGCGATACACCGATGGACAGGGGTGGACGTGCAACTTTTTAACACATGCACGGATAACATAGAGGTATTGGATCAGTCGTATAGAATACCTAGTTCTGTGCACAAGTTAGCAAAGGTTATTGCAAACAGGATTGATGATCGTCACCTGAAAGTATTCAAGCCTCGAGACGAAGAAGGACTTGTCGAGTGGATATACCACCTCGAGGATGCACCACTGCACGAGGGATCGTGGACTTTGATGGCTCGAACCAATGGGTTTGTCCACGACATGGCAAAGAAGATCAAAGAGATGGGCTTCAAGTTTTCTATCAAAGGCCGACCAAGCATCTCAGATAAACTGGTTTCCAATTTGTTTACATGGAGTGATCTGTGTCAGGACAAGAAGGTTGGACTGCAAAGGATCAAGGATCTGTATTCGTCTGTGCCCAAGCAGGGTCAGAATGCTGTGGTAAAACGTGGCTTTACGCAGAGGCTAGACGTACTAGCCCCTGATGCAGAATTAACGATGGATGATCTACAAAAGGAATACGGTTTACTGGTTGGTGCAGAGCAAGGTGGATACGAAATTCTACGTGTTGGATCAGTGGAACAAGAATACATTGCAGCCATGGCAAGACGCGGTGACGACTTACTATCGGAACCTAGAATCAAGTTGTCTACTTTTCATGCCATGAAAGGTGGTGAGGATGACAACTGTTTGGTGTATCTAGGTACGACCAAGGCGTGTAGCGAAACCGATTACCCCGACGATGAGCATCGAGCGTTCTACGTTGGCATAACCAGAGCAAGACATTGTCTCTACTTACTTCAAGCAAAAACAAATTACAGGTACACGATATGAAACGCCAAAAGGTTTTAGAGACAGCAGCAAAACTAATCCATGGTGACAGGGCCAAGGATTACGGTGATGCATACGAGAACCACCAACGCATAGCCGATGGATGGAATATAATAGTAGAAGGAGCCATAGAAAAGCATGGTCAAATAACTCCGGCCCACGTCACGTTGATGATGGACTGGGTAAAAACGAGCAGACTAATAGAAACAATAGACCACGAGGATTCGTGGATCGATAAAGCAGGATACACCGCCTTGGGTGCGGAGTTCATTGAGGAGAAATAATATGCAGGTAAACCTGTTTGGTAGCGATTTGCACCATCAGATTAAAGGGGAACTAGATCTAATAGACAAGGACTGGAACATACCACCAGAATATCCAGACTTAACAGGCTACAAAGATGTAGCTGTAGATCTGGAAACCTACGATCCTAACATCAAAACACTGGGGCCAGGATGGGCACGTAACGACGGACACATCATTGGTGTGGCTGTGGCAGCAGGGGAATACAAAGGATACTTCCCTATCCGGCACGAAAACGCACACAACTTAGATCCAAAGTTCACGCTCAAGTGGCTGAAGAAACAAATGGCTGTTCCAGACATGAACGTGATCATGCACAATGCAACCTACGATGCAGGATGGATGAGAGCCGAGGGCATAGAGATACAGGGCCGGATCATTGACACGATGATTACTGGCGCACTGGTGGACGAGAACCGTTGGTCTTTTGGGCTAGATGCAATGGCTCGGGACTTTGTGCAGCTTCGAAAAGATGAGAAACTCCTACAGGCAGCAGCCAAGGAGTGGGGCGTAGATCCAAAAGCAGAGATGTACAAGCTACCGCCTAAGTACGTGGGATCGTATGCCGAGCAGGATGCCGTTGCCACACTCAAACTGTGGGAAGCCTTGAAGATACAACTCGAGGAGCAAGAACTCTGGCATATCTGGAACGTAGAAACAGATCTGATACGCTGCATGTTGGACATGAGAACCAACGGTGTGCGTGTAGATCTGGACAAAGCTGAACAAAACAAGAAGCTGATTAGATCCAAGACCAAGGAGTTGCGCTCGTACATCGAAAAGGAAGCAGGGATGGAGGTGGACATCTGGGCTTCTGCTTCTATCCAAAAGATGTTTGATAAATTGGACATGGAATACTTTACCACAGAGAAGGGTGCGCCATCGTTTACTAAGTCGTTTCTGATTGATCACCCATCGAAGGTCTGTCAGGCTCTGGTTAAGCTACGTGAGTTTGACAAGGCAGACTCTACGTTCATTGACAGTATACTGCGCCACGAGCACAACGGACGGATACACACAGAGTTACACTCCACACGAAGAGATGAAGGAGGCACAGTTACTGGACGCTTCTCATCATCCAACCCAAACTTACAGCAGATTCCTGCCCGAGATCCCGACATCAAGAAGATGATCCGTGGATTATTTATACCGGAGGATGATTGCCAGTGGGGGTCATTTGATTACTCGAGCCAAGAGCCGAGGTTGTTGGTACACTTTGCAGCGTCTGTACCCACACATCTACGCCACGCTGTGGTCGATGACATCGTAGATGAGTTCAACACAGGGGATGTGGATCTCCATCAAATGGTGGCAGATCTGGCAGGGATCACAAGAAAACAAGCAAAGACCGTAAACCTTGGGATCATGTATGGTATGGGTGTAGCAAAACTGGCAGATCAGCTTGGCATACCTGCGGATGACGCAAAAATTTTGATCCAACAACACCGTGATAAGGTGCCATTTGTTAAAGGACTAGCAGACCTTGCCACTAAACAGGCATCAGACAACGGTCAGATACGCACTCTACTGGGCCGTAAGTGCAGGTTTCATCTTTGGGAGCCTGTCACCTTTGGAGTAGGCAAACCCCTACCTCACGACGAAGCACAGAAGGAGTACGGCAAACAGATCAGACGGGCCTTCACATACAAGGCACTAAACAGATTGATCCAAGGGTCAGCAGCCGACCAAACAAAGAAGGCGATGCTTGATTGTTACAACGAGGGACTTATTCCTATGCTAACGGTTCACGATGAGCTATGTTTCAACATAGAGAACGACGAACAGATTGGCAGAATAAAGGAGATTATGGAGACAGGAGTGCCACTCAAGGTCCCTTCCAAGATTGACGTAGATATTAAACCTGATTGGGGAGAAGTAGAATGATTGAACCAGATATGAAAACACTTGGACTTAGACAAATGCATCCCATGCAAGTCGAAGCCCTCATGGACTTTGTGGGTTGGACCATTGATCTAGCTGCATTGGTTGGAGACGAAGATCTCTTGAACGAGACAGAGGGAATGGCTGACGAACTGGTTAGAATGTTCGGGGGCAAGGGCGTTAGGATTGAGGTAGAGGATTAACCTGTAGATCCCTGAGAGATCAAGAGGTCGGCTAACGCTGTCGCAGGATTGCTTGCTGTACCCAATACAGTTCTTTGTTTTTCCTGAACCTGTTTTGGAGTTTTTGGTTTAACTTGTGCAGTAGATATAGCAGGTTGTGCACTAGGAACAATCATCTCAGATGACGTGCCTGGATCAATGATTTCAAATCGTGGCTGTTGAGACGGTGTACCTGGATCAATGATTTCAAATCGTGGCTGTTGAGTTTCTCTTTCTACAGTTGGTTCTTCGTCCCTAAAAAAACTTCTGTCCGTGGATTCACTCATTAGGTCTGTAATCTCACTCCAAGGAACTTCATCCAGAGTTCCATTCCTTGCCATGTTTTCTAGAACAGATTTACTAACCTCGAATGGTTCGTACACCCCAATGGACAGAGCATCTACACCACTTATGTTTGCTTCTTTTAAAATACGCATAACTTCAGAATAGTCTAACCCCAAACCTTCAATGTCTTTTAGTGTGTTATAAAATCTGTTGTATGCTCTGAACCTTGCTTCGTTTGCATCTTTGTATGCCTCAAGCAATTGCTCTTTTGTTACATTGGGACGACGAGCCAAAGAGTTGAATATGTTTGAAGCATCCTGTCTTGCTTTTGCAAACTCGTATCCTTTGTATCTCAAACCCTGACTAGCTTGTGAGTCAGACTCTGTCACACCTGTGAAGGCTCTGGCTAATTCTTGAGACAGGTCTCGAACACGTCCCATTCGATCTTCTTCTTTTATACCTAGTGTCTCGTTGAGATTTAAATCATTTATAAAACCTCGAGCAAAACGGCTAGGCTCAAGCCTTCCACCGCTCTCGTCCAAGGGAACTATAGATGGAAGAAGAGTATCGGCTATGTGGTTGAAAGACTTAGCTAATTTATCTCCGACATTGTCTTCAGGGTTGTAGATTTTGGCTCCTGTAATAGTTTTACCACCACGACCAATTTGTCCTAACGTTCTCATGATTGGATTTTCTGCTTCAGGATCTAACACGTCTCTGAAAGCAGCAAGAGCCATGGACTCTTCTGTAAATGGAGAGATCAGTTCTCCAAGAGAAGCAAACGCTGCATCAGATACCAGTCTAGTGGTTGACCTACCTTCTAACTCTCCTCGTTGGAAAGCGTTGAGAGCAGAGATAGCTGTGCGTTCTAACATGTCATACGGGTTAGAATAACTAAAATTTACATATCGAGGTGTACCATCCTCATGTCGTCCCGTTGGAATCAAACGAGCATTCTTTTCCCAAGGAGCAGCCAAAGACCGTTGGTACGATTTCATTTCTTCTCGACTGACTCCAGAAATAGCGTAACCTAAAGCTGATAGCCCTATGGGAAAAACCGCAAACGTTGTCGCTGCACCTGTCAGCCTACGCAATCCAATCTTTTGAATCTCAACGTTTGCATCTGCAAGTTCATCGATACCTCGAGCAATTGTGTTTATCCCTGTTCGAATAATCTCATACGGAAAGGCTATGAAGTTACCGACAGGGGCACGACGCAATGATTTAATAGCTTCGGGAGCCAAATTATAGTTTGGTACGTTATTACGAACGATACTTGCAGCTTCTTCTTTTATAAACTTATCTAGCTCGTCTATATTGCCACCCTTCCTAGCAACATAAGTTGCTCTATCTCCAGCCGACATATTACCTAAAGCATTGCGAAGTTTATTTTGTTCGAAAACAAAGTTATATACCTTCCAAATATCATCGCCGCCTTGATACAAAGCTTCAGCTTTTTTCGACCATCTTATGACAGGAAGTTCAGAGAGCTTTGAGCCAAAGCCTTTTGTCACTGCTCCATCTACATCGTCAACAAAACCAAAGCCCTTACGAACAAGTTCTTGTAGTTCGCGCAACTCAGCCTGACTATTTACAATACCAAGCCTCTGTAAATCAGCATATTCTTGTGCAAGTTTTTCCTTTGGCAATCTTCTGAGGTTTTCAAAAACAAGACGCACAGATTCATAAAGGTTTGCACCCTTACCAATGTTTCCTTGTGCCGCTGCAAACGCAGAAGCTGTGGTAACGTTTCGTATTTGTGTGACGGGAGAAAGTATGGTTTTACCATACTGTGCAAGACCTTTGGTTCTAAGAAAACCAGAGTAAGTAGCACGTAAAGAATTGCCTATCCAACCTGTGTCACCCACAACTGTACGAGTCAAGTCTTGATATACACGTTCTGGCACAGCAAAACCATGCAGCGATCCCCAACCAGAGGTGTCAAGAGTTTCCTCGACACTTTTGTCTGCTCTACTACTGCCCTTCCCAGACCCGAGAACCACGTACCCTTCTTCGTTGAGCGTGTCTCTTGCTGTCTTAGAAAAACCTCCCTCGGGTGGTTTACGAAAGATCTTACCTATACCGTTAGGCGTTTGCTCTGCTATCCTACGAATGTTTGCAAAATAATTATCGACCGCATTGAATTCTGCCATTCTTGAAACGGTTGCAACATAGTTCTCTAGGGGGTTCTTAATTTCACCAAGCAAAGCACGTTGATATTCTTTGAGGTTTTTACGGGAGATAAACTGATCCGTTTTTAATCTCTGTTCGGCAACACGACTAATACCTTTAACAGGTTTCACATTTGCTTTTCTTTTGTATCCTTCAAGAAAATTATCACGAGCAATACGAGCTTGGTCTTCAGTTACCTGTCCAAGAAGTTTAAAATCGTCAGATAAACCCAACTCTGCTGTAGTCTTCTTACCACTTTCCGCTATTTTTTGTAGTTCATTCTGCACTGCAACAGGATCTTCTCTGAACTTTGACGCTGCCATTCGTAGCGTTTCATCAGATGGTTTAAATGCAGGATCTTCTAACGCCCTATACCTACGAGCTAGATACGACCCAAGGTTTCCCTTGATAGTTTCAGATATAGTCTTCTTGGTTTCTTTTACATAGAAGTCATTGGTCTTGATAAAGTCACTGTCAACAATACGTTGGCTCAACTGATCAAGGTGAGTACGCATTTTGGACACTGGCTGTCGTAAAGCTTTTGGCAAAGACTTTAAAAATTTTGCTTTTTCTGCTCTCACTGGGTCGGTCAAATATTTATCAATAGTGTTAAACACGTCACTCTTTGCAAGCGCAGTAGAATCTTCTGTGTTTTTGGCAGCTATCTTAACAACCTTATCAATCTCCTGATCTAGTTGTGTGGTAAGTTTATTAGCGACACGAACTTCAGCTTCAGTCAATCCAGGAATCAAGGATCGGGAATCTGCGACCTCTTGTGGAAGGATACCTCGGTATCGAAGCGTAGCCAGTGCGTCTGCAATCCCATTCTTGAAAGGACTTTGCGTTTCCCCCATTCGACGAGCTTCTTCGATCTGGGCAAGAGGTCTACCTATTTTCTTACCTGTTGCTTTTGCAACTGATGCCAGTTGAGTAGCTCCAGGTATTTGACCCACCGCTGTAGCACCTTTACCCGCTACTTCACCTACTACACGAAGAGCAAAGGGAGCGACTACGACCCCCGCGGCACCTTCTACACCAACTTTGAGTTTGTCCGCTAAACCTTGTATGGCTCTTTCTTCTGCCTCTAAACCAACTAAATCACCTGTTTTAGTGGGTCCTGCGTCAAAAAAATCTCCTATTGTCATGGTGTCATTGGTTGCAACAACAGCATCAGCTACACCAGCGGCACCTAGTTGTGCCGCAGTTTTACCGAGTCTACCTGTTTTAGCTAAAGCATTGAGTCCGCCCACCACACGAGCAGCGGCTACACCTGGAACAACAAACTGAGTTCCCACTTCACCAATTGCTCCCGATATACCTTTGGGATCTATGCCCAATCCTGCACGAAAGGATTCAAATGACTCAACCACATCATCGTGGTAATCAGTTCCCCTAGTTGCGTCAGAAAGCAACGCCCCAAGTTCAACGACACCTTGAACTATTTTTGTTCCACCAGAAGCGACGCCCTCAAAAAACTCTTGAGCTACACCTTCGTATTCTTCTGGGTCGTATTCCCCTTCTGGTTTAGCTTCAGGGGTTCCTGGGTCAATGATTTCAAACTTTGGTTCTTCGGATGGAGTTCCTGGGTCAATAATTTCAAACTTTGGTTCTTCAGCCATATTTGGCCTCCTTAACGTTAGTCAGAAATCTGACTTGGCTTACCTGTAACTTCGTCATTCTTGTAGGTAACTCCATCAAAGGTATAAACAGCACCTTTATTTTTTGGTCGGTTAGCTTCGAAGTAAGACTCAGGTGCTTGCGTCTGTGTGCCACCAAACTCTGGTGTTTGGCTACCGTACGCGCTTTGAACAGTCTTCATTGCTCTATTGGTTGACCATTGGTCTAACCAAGCTTCTTGATTTTCAGGAGCAACGTTGTTTTGTTCAAGTAAAGTTTTACGGAAAGTAATGTCCGTCAAAAGTCCTTCTGCGTCACTCTTTGCATTTAAGAAAGCATCTATCGGGTTACGAGGATCTCTATAACCAGATCCAGCTTTTGCTGCGGCAAGTTCTCTGCGTAGTTGAGCATCTTTTTCTGCGGCTTTTTCTGCAAACACCTGTTCGACTGCCATAATTTTAAGTTTATCTTTACGGTCCTTACCCGCCTGTTGACGTTTCATAAGTTCTTCCATGCCCAACGTTACACCGTTAGCTATGTTAGTGAGGGCGTTAGGAGAAGCACCCGCTGCTATTTGAAAGAAGGTATACGCCGCTGTTAAAAGATTTGCTTTCTTTGTGTCTTCATCAGTTTCACCAAAGATACCAGCAAACAAATCCTCCATTGATTCTACTTTTTGTTTGAGGCTAAGATCTTTTGTTTCTACACCAGAGTTTTCAAGAGCAGCACTTAATCCTGCTTCCGCTACATTAGCCCCTGTTTCAAGGTTACTAATTGCGGAATTAATATTTTTTAAATTTTGATTCGCATTCTTTTTTTCTGTGCTGGTGATTTCAGATTTTGTTTCGTCTGACTTACCTGTTACTTCAATTTCAGGAAGCACAGTAGGTTTATCAACATTTTCTGTGTCTGTTTCTCTTGGTACATTTCGACCCCCTGAAGTAGCAGAACCTTGTTTGGGAACCACATTTTTATCTCGTTCTTGTCTACCGCCGTATGTTTTTTTTCCAGTAAACGACTCTACCGCTGCGTCAATGTCAGCTTGATATGGGTTGGATTCATCATTTTTTTCAGACGGAGGGATAGGCGGCATTATAAGCTCAAGACCATAATCCACAGCCTCTGGATACTGTTTTTCAATTTTAGACAATCTACCCATAGCAATTATTTTTTCAAAATTTGCATCAGCAGGTGATATTCTACCTTCAGCTTGACGTTTATCAATCGCATCAAGTGCCATGTTTAAAGTTGTAGATCCTAGCTCCTTGTCAAGGACAGGGGACGCCGCGATAATCCCTGAGTTTTCATTGGTAACACTTGGCAATGCTTTTACGTCATTAATTATAGTTGCTTGGACCGCGTTCATTGGGTCAAGTGTTCTACCAGAATTGGTCTCTACGACTCGACCATCAGTATATACATCATACATTATTCCAGAGTAAGGAGCTTTTACAGTTTTTACTTTCTGTGCGGTGGGAGATCCGATCTGTCCCCCGACTTGAAACATCTGCCCTGCTTGCATAAGCTCTGGAGACGAAGTCATTATACCGCCCATGTTCGCCAGTTTTCGACGAGCATTTCGATTAGCAAACAATTTGCGGTTCATTACATTCATAGTTAAACTCCTGCCTTAACCAAACATTCCAGCTTTACCGAGACTATAAAGTCCCATACCAAGACCACCAATCTGTGACAACATGCTAGGATCTGGAGACTGCTGCGATGTAAACGTAGTCTGAGATGTTGGCATACCTTGGAATATATCTGAGTAAAATCCAAGTTGTTGGTACGGCTGCATGACATTTTGATATTGTGTCTGTCTTGCTGCATCCAGTTCTCTCTGACGCTGCTGTTGTTCCTGACCACCAAGAGCAGATAGCATGTTAATGTCGTTGATGTTGAGACCTTGGAACGCCTCGCCAAGTTTAGCCTGTTGCATACCCAAGCTACCCAGCCCTTGTGACGCCGACTGTGCCCGTGCCAACTGTTGTTGTTGTGCCTGACTAAAAGCTTGTGCCTGTGCTCGTTCAAGGGCCGAGGCTCGATTTCTATCTATCTCACGTTTTGCTATCTCGGCTCTAGATCCACCAAAAGCAGAAGGACCACCCGCCCGTCCAACAGCAGCGAGTCCAGCGTCTCTGGCCTGAATGTCATATGCACGGTTTATTTCGTCAGAAACAGCCTGTTGAAATGGATTCATAAACGCCATAGCCGCAGTCGGATCTAACAGACTTTCGGCAGCCGCAATACCAGCAGCGGTGGCTCTTTCTCCTGCCTGTAACATAGGCATATACGCACCGATACCTTGTGTAGCTAGGTTCGTAGCTTGTTGTTGTATAGGTGTACGCTCTGCAACCTGGTAAGATGGAAGCGTGTACGCTTGTTTACCCAGAGCTTGTGCCCGTTGCAGAATCTCTTGTAAATATTCTTTTTGATATTCGGGTAAGTCCGTAATCGTTGTTGCTGTTGTTTCTGCCATAGTCTTACCCTTCTATGCTTTGTTAACTTCAGCGAACATTCTTGCCGCTTCTGCACCACGGCTACCGTTAGGTGCATTACCTAATCGCATACCCGCTCTTTCCATATTACCATCTGGATCTAGTCCAGCCAAATCTTT